GAATTGAAGGTATTAATCCTTTTCTACAGTCAGCAGGTTTTCCTTCACCATTAATAATAGCGTCATCTATTTTACGACCAAATGCTTCAATTAATCTTGGTCTTACTTGAGCCCAAATATCAATACTAGCGTCTGCTAAATCATTTTCTTTAATAGGAACGATTACAGCAATTTCTGCGGCATTGATATATTTTTTGTCCCAAGCCATTTTTGTTAATTTTTTTCTACCATTGTTACTTGTTTCATCAACAAAGTATGCGATTGGTAAACTATCTAATATTCTTAATTTTGTTTTATCGCTTGTCATATTAGGTAGTCTTTTCATTAATGAAAGTGCTTTTGAATTTCTTACAACACCTTGGAAGATTTCATCAGCAACTTGAGTTTCAACTAAACTGTCAATATCAGTTCTAGCGATTTTTGTCATAATATTTTTTCCTTCCTTCTATTTTTAATTAATTTGCACTGCCACGAAGAATATCATTCATAATATCATTTGTGGTAGTTGGTTTTGCTTCCCCACCATTTAAAGGTGAAGAACTTTGCACCTTAACAATTTTGGTGTCCCCAAAGTATTGAGGGTTTTCCTTTTTAAATGTTTCAAGTGCAGTTGCAAAGTCAGTTTCATCATTAACTTTTGAATTGACTTCACTAGTAACAAACTTTTCAAATTCCTTTTTCACATTACTACCGGTCATTTGTAATTGTGCTTTTAAGTCTTTGTTTTCGTTTGTCATACTTTGAAGATTTTCTAAAGATTTAGTATTTTCTTCAATAGTTGATTTATAACCTTTAATTTCACCTTCATAAGTTTCAATTTTTTCTTTGAAACCTTGAACACGTTTTCCATATTCAGCCATAATAGTATCAACTGTTTCTTTGTCTAATTCTAAACCTTCCAAAACTTCACGCATAAAATATTTCCTCCTTAACATTTTTTTAACGTGGTCAAGTCCACGCGTGATTTAATATCTACCTAAAGAATACCACAAAAAAAAGAAGTTGTCAAAACTTCCTTTTATTATGTAAAAATTATTAAGAGTTTTTATTGCTTTTACCATTTTTTAAAGTCTTCAAATGTTAATTTGCTATTTGGGTGTTCTTTTAAATATTGTTGATATTCGTTTTTTAATATCTTTTCGTCTTTTCTTCTTAAACTATTTAAACTTTTTTCTTGTGCTTTATTATATGCTTCATCACTTTTTGTTGTATTAATACCACGTTCTGCATTTTTTTGTGCAAATTCATTTTTGTCAATTCCTTGTTTTACTGCTTCTTTTGCGTTGGCATCAAGATTTTTTAATGTTTCTTCTCTTAATTCACTATCTTTTTCTCTTAACATTTTTTGGAAATATTCATTAGGTCTATTTGCTTGTAAATATTCATCATTATTTAAAGTGTTTTTTACATATTCTTTATAAACATCATTTGCTTTATTTTGTAAACTTTCTGTTTCTTCTTTAGAGGCAAATTTTATTCCTGCTTCTTCCATTCTATCTTCTTGAGTTTTATACATTAATGTATTTTCAATATCTTCTTTACTATATCCTTTTTTTAAATAATTATCGTATTTTTCTTGTTCTTCTTTCGATAATCTGTTATAAAAATCACTTTTTTGAGTTTTTGATTTGTTAGAACCTTTGAATTTACCACTTTCTTTCATCGCAGTTGCTAAATCTTGCCCTTCTTTAATAAAAATACGACGTCCACTAACAGTTCTCCATACTCCCCCGATATCATCTTTTGCCATAATATAACCTCCTTTTTTTATTTACATACATATTATAACACACAATTACATAATTGTAAATATTTTTTTTTGGCAGGGGAAGTAGGAATTGAACCCACATCTAAAGTTTTGGAGACTTCTATACTACCATTGTACTATTCCCCTAAAAAGCAAGATTATTTTTTCTTGCTAGTTTTTTTCTTACTTGTTGTTTTTACTGTTTTAACAGTTTCAGGTTCTTTTATTTCAACGACTTTTATTAATTCTTCAGTTTTAGGTAACTCTACCTTTTCAATTTCAATTAATTCAACAGCATTGTGTTCTTTAAGAAATAAATATCTTTCTTTACTGCATTTCCATTCACTTTTACCTGCTTCACGTTTAACTCCTGCTTGTACGTCGTCAAAATTGATTATTGCTTTTACCTTATAATTATCCATTTTTATCCCTCCTATCATTTCTTTATGATAATTATACCATATTTCACTTCTTGGGCTTCCCTTTTTCCAACCTTTTCTTTCACGTATATAATGAACTATTTTTGCGTCATCTCTAAAACCAGTTGTTTCAGTTGAATTATAAATATTGCTAATATATTTTATTCTATCTTTACATACAATATTTATTACGTCTTGGTCTGGGAAAAAGTATTTTTGAGTATTTAATAACTCTATCATTTTATCGTCTAGATGCTCATTTTTTATATTTTTTAAATTCATTACTAGGACACCACTATTTATGTAATTATCATTCATATTTTCAATACCTAAATATTTGTCCCATTCGCCAGGTTCTTTTATCCCAGCAATTACGTCAACATTCATATCCCATAATTCTTGAATGTTATCAACAACGATTGCATCAGCATCCACATATATTATTCTATCACAACTTAATATTTTAGTAAAATAACACCTTATATAACTTAATTTAGTATATTTTGTATTGTAATTTGGGCTTGTTGGTAAAATATATTCTGGTAAATTATTTACATTAATAAACTCTATTCTGTCATCTTTTAAATAAGGTATTTCATCATCTTCAATAAATAAATATAACTTCTTTACATTGTTGTTTTTAAATAAAGCATATATTTCTGTCGCTAGATATATGTACCAATTTCTAGTACAACACATTGCTATTATCATTTACACAACCACTCCTCTAATGTTTTAACATCCTTCATACTATCAATGTCTGTTGTAACATCATTTATTACTAAATAATCTCCATCTTCATTGAATATATTATTTATTTCAGTATATTTTTTAGTATTTTTACATAAATCTAGTCCATTAAGATATCTATATAAATGCCAACTAAAAGGTTTTATGCCATCTTTAAATTCACCATTTTCAGTCATTCTTAATAAATCATTTATAGCATTTCTAAATACTTTTTGGTTCTTAACTATATATCCAAATGGTTCTCTGCCTTTAAAATTCTTTGGGCTTTTTACAAATCTTTTATCGCTCCAGTCGCAAGTGCATAAAAACAATGTGTCTTTAAAATCTGCATTGATTATCTTTTTTATAGCATCCTCACTAAAATATACGTCACCGTGTAAATAACAAGCAGGTTCATCAGTTGGATAATATGCGTTAAGCCAACACCCAACAGGTTGTCCTTTTCCATCTGTATCGTGAACATACTCGTTATTATGTCTTAATTTTTCAACGTTTATATAATCAAACATTGGGTTACTTGTACTTATTGCTATATCAGTTATTCCATTCTCTTTTAATAACCTTATCGTTCTTTCAACCAAAGTTTCATCATTTATTTTTAATAATTGCTTTGGTATTTCAAATTCTTTATAATTTCCCCCACACATTAGTATATATTTCATAATAACCTCTTTCTTACAAATTCCTCAATACTTATATTTTTATCATCAACATAATAATCAGCATTAGGTTTGCCAAACATTAATTTGTGATATTTAACACCATTTTTATTTAACCACGCTTCAGTTATTTCTCTATATTTTAATTCTTTTTCTTCTAATGTGTTACAACTTTTGTCGCCCCTAGCAGTAAATAAAATAATCTTCCATCCTTCATCATACAACTTATTTATTTTTTCTATTACTTCATCATTAGGTCTACTATTATTAAAATCTCTATTACGAGTAAAACATATCGTATCATCAATATCTATTACTATTGTATGGTATATTGTTCCGTCGCTTAAATGTTTCTTTATTTGTGTGCTACTTATGTTTGGCGTTCTATCTATATAAACAACTTTAGTAATTTTTTCAATTTCTTCCATATCTTCATAGCCAATATAATCGCTACCTATCGCAAATGTGTCAGCATACTCTAA